GTCTTCCCCAATTCTCAGGATTATCATTCTTAATTAATCCTTGATATTGGTAAGTTGCATTTTGTTGTTCTGGTAATTCCAAGAAATAAGAACTTTCCTCTATCAACAATTTCATTAAGTCTCTGCCTCCAAAATTAAGAGAAACAGAAGAATTTTGTGATTGATAGTTTATTGTATTTGTATCCACAAGACCAATCATTTCGTAGAATCTCTTACTAACATTAGTATTCGGTATGTCAGCTGGAGAAACAATAGGATTTAATATTGATGATGTGATATCATCACTTGTATCAAATGAAATCCAAACAATGTCATTCTCACTTATTAAATCGTGGAAAAAAAATCTGTTTCTCTTCACCTCTTCATTAACAACCTTGTTGACAAAATCTTTTGACTGGAAATTCTCACCACCAGAAGTGAAAAAGTTTCTTATGGAGCTTTGTCGTATTTTGATTCCTGTATCTGTACACTCACAAGTCAATGGCGGAAGTGACAAACTGAATGTCCCGCCATTTTTTGTTGTAGTAGTTGTCACAAAAGTTATAAATGGAGTCAAATCTAATACCGCACCCTCACTACTGAATTTAGGGAGGCTCTCATCATTCAATATCCCAAGGCTCTTACAATATATAAGAACTCTTGGTTTCGGCAATACTTTCTTGACATAACCACCAACCTCGCCAGAATTAAGTCTAAATTTGTACTGTTTGTTATTTGTTGCTTTTAGTAATGCCTTATTTATAAATGTTTCTACATCGTCGTTTGGGATAACATTTTGAATTCCATCAAAAGGTGTATATATAGAACCAACCCACTCTACAGGAATTTTAAGTTTTGTTCCAACTTTTATATTATCTTTCTCAGAACCACTCTTAATTTCAAGGTTCTCCTTTTTAGAATAGACTTTACGTATTTGCTCGAGATTATCTTTATATCTTATGATATCATTTGCAGAAGGTGGGGTTTTTTGTTCTGGTATAATCCAACGCTTGTAGTCTACAATTTCGTTTAATGTTTTGAATCTCCCTATTGTGTGGAGATAAATTATATAATCATCGTTGTTTGTTTTCTTTTGTTCTGAAACTTTTACTTCACCAACCTTAATCGTTTCTAAAGAGCGTCTTATCTTTGAATCAACATTACTTAAAACCCAACTCTCGAGTGATTGTATTGAAATCTTGTCAGGATTTTCTTGTAATTTTATATCTTTATTCTTATAGATTCCTGGATTTGCCATCGTGACATTATCTGGAAATGTCCAATCTTTTGGTTTACTGAGTGTCCCGCCAAATTTACCATCAGCATTTGGGTAGAATGTTATTAAATACAAGTCTATGAACTTTGTGATGAGCTTTCTATCTGCATACGGTTTGTAGTAGAGGTAAACCAATTTCATCTGCTCACTCCCAGACATCTTTAGTATATCATCAGCTTTATACCATTTATGTTCCGGAAGACCTAAATCTATAGAAATTTGTTTTCTTGCAGATGCACCAAATTGTATTAAACCAACATTTATCCCTTTGTTTTTATCATTAAATTTCTTTGGATTTAAACTGGATTCCACCTTCATGATTATCATCAACCAATCTGGCTCCACATTCAGCAAATTTGCATAATAAACAACAAGTTTTAAAAATTCTTGTTTATCACTACCTTTATAATATTCTTCGTATATCAAAGCCATAATTTATTTTCTAAGAAGTAAATATGCTGGTAAGGATATTGCCTGCAACGCAGCAGCTTCGTAAGAATCTTCATCCCCTATCGCCTTATTAACAAAAGCTGCAACACCCTTCTTAAATTCCTGGACTGATGACTCGAAAGATGATATAGATTTTTCCAATTCTGTTGTTAATCTTAAAGCAGAGTTTTCTATCTTCACAGCAGGAGACTCTTCAGGCTTTATATCGACTTTTGTTAATTTCCCTTCTTCGAATTTTTTATACAATTCTGTAGCTTTGTGTTGGCTGAGTCCTGTGATAGTACTCAACTCACCCATTACCATTCCAACAATATTTGGGTCGACTTCGTCCAACTTCTTACCACCCAATCTTCGTCTGAATTGTTCCATCCTTGCATTCATTATGTCTACATTATCCATGTTCTCCATAGTGAGATAATAATCTTGCAAGTTGGAACCACCACCTTTAACTTGTCTATATGCTTGGTAATTATAAAACTCTGCAAGTTGGCTCTTTGGGTTTGAAAAATTTGCCCTCATTCCTTCAAGTGCTTCTCCTGCAATGTCTGCACGACCAAATATTCCTCCAAGATTTAAAAACGAGCCGAACAGATTCATAGCATTCTGCGTTTGTGCCTCACTTTTAACACCTGTTGCACGATACATAGCCTCATTAATGTCTACAAGTTTCTTCAAATATTCTGGCATGCGAACCATATTTCTGTCTGAAGATAATTCACCATTTGGACCAATGCCAACTTTTATACCGCCTATATTTCTCGATTCTAAGAATTTTGCAAACCCATATATACCAGATTGCGGATTCATATAATCAGAACCAAACCCGCCCATTCTATAGAAACTTGCATAATCTCCCTCGTCAATACCAAGTGCCTTCATTGTTACTGACCGTCTTAAAACTGCTTGCCCCAATAAATCATTTCTATTAGTATATCCTGTTGATTGTACGAATTCTTGAAGTAGTTGTGTGTAATCTTTCTCACTTATTCCAAGGCTTGAGAACTTACCAGCCAAAGAACTATATCCAGTAGATATCCCTTTATTGCCTATAACACCTGCCGTCTTATAATAGCTTCTAATCATTTTATCACCATCAACAACAGCCTCTGAGAATGATTTTATTGCAGTAATTGCTGCTGCAACACCAACAGCAGCCCCAATAGAAGCACCACCCATACGCATAGCACCAAAAGCATCGACGCCAGATGATAAAGAGTTTGTCACAAAACCACCTTCTCTACCAAACATACCACCAACACCACCAATCATTTGAGACATGAAGAAGTTCTTACCAAATCTTTTAATGGCTTCTGATGAATCTGTCTTTCTTCGTGATAATTCTTGATTTATAAAATCCAAAGCCTCTTGGTATTGTTGTTGTTCTGCTGGTGATAACTTTCCTCCCGATAGTTCCTTTTTAAGTTTATCTCGTTCTATGTCTAATTGTTTATTTGTAAGATTTTTATACTCTTCGTGTCTACGTGAGTTATACAAATTAACAACCTGTTCTAACCTTATGAGTTCTTTAAGGTTTTTATTAAGTTCTTGTATTTGTTGATATTCTTGAATTATCCTTGCATCCCTTTCACTCATCTGTCCAGAAAATGGATTCTGTGCACGTCTTCTTGCCAAATCAACATCAGCTTGAGAATATTGAGAGCGGAATTGTTGTTGTAGTTGTTCAGCACGCAACCTCTCCATTTGTATCTTTTCTCTATTACTAAAAGATTGTGGATACGATTGGCCTCCGGAAATGCTTGATGTGATTCTTTGTGTATCTTCCATCAATCTATTCAATCTCTCTCTGTATTGGGAGTCGTCTAAATCTACACCAATTTTAAAGTTTTTATCCATTTCCTATATTATCGTATTGACTTAAATCTAAGTTTTCGAAATCGTTGTCGATATCCTTTTTGCGTGCTAAATTAAACACTTTAGGTTTTAATAACTGTTCAGAAGGCTTAACCTTATGTAATATTTTATTCTTAATCCCCTCAAAATAACGACCCTCGACAATATCGAATTTAATGTCAAAGAAACTCATGCTTCTGTGTTGTTGGCTTCCAAAAGGTATTTTATACTTTTCACGCCAAGCATGGTCAAATGGAAATTTTATGTTCCAAGACTCAATCTGTTCGATTAACTCATTCTTTTGTAGTAAATTTTTCACCACACTCATGCATTAAAGAATTACTCCTCATCACCATCTTCTTGGTCTTGTTCTCTGTCTTGATTTATCTCATTTATAGGGTCTAAATCTAATAAATCATTCATCAACTCATCATACCAAGGCTTTATTTGTTCTTGGTAAACTTTTACAATTTTCTTAGCCATGAATGTGTCCAACTCATTATAGTTTTTCACATTCAAATCTTTTCTTAATCCTGGAATGAGGATATACATTACGCTGATTGCGTCAACCAAGTCTATAGCAAAATATGCTGTTCTTAATCTACTCTGTAACAATGCAGAATATGTGTTGTTAGTCAACATCATTTTCATGTTCTCAATATCTAAATATTGACCAACATTTGGAAACTCTATATTGTAAGAGTTGCCCTCGATGATAATTTGTTTTTGTTTTTGCAACATATATTTTATTTTAAAATAAAAACCTTACAATAAAACTGGAATCGTGACTTTCCAGAATTAAAGTAAGGTTCAAAAACTTTTATTTGTTGAAGTGTGGTCACGATACACACTATGTTTTCTTTTCCCTTTTCTTGTTAGAAGTTTGGATACAATATAGGTGTAGAATATTCAAATTGGCAATTTCGTTGAGAAATGCTACCCTCGTTTATATCAAAACCTTCTTGTGTTAAGAAACAACCTCTTACACTTGCAAACAATTCGTACTTACCTTTAATTACACGTTGTATGAAATTCGGGTCTGGAGATACATTCGGAAATTGATTATCTGGTCGTTGTGGGTCTTTTACACGCTTCATGATGTCTATCTGAACCCCATCATCCTGCAGCAATACAGAGTTTGTCCAATCTTCTATGCTTGAAGAGATTCGATTCAGAGCACCAGGAATCATAGATTTTTTTAAATCTATTGTCATGAATTCACAACTCAAAGTTCCTTGCCATGCTGTTACAGGCAATTCATCAGCAGCAAGATTCCCTAATCCAACAACACGTTGGCGAGTCAATGTTTCGTTAACACGAATATTTCTCATCTTACCTATCGCAATCCCATTAACTTTTATAATCGCTAATGGTGCGGTCATTACTCTATTGTTTGCCATATCTTGTTTTTTATTTTAAATTCTTAATTAAATCCTTCCAGATTATATACTTATATTTGGGTCTAACATAGTCCCTGTATAGAACAATTTGTTTACAGGAGAATTTGGTACAAAACCGTATGTCACACTCCAAGCGTCTCCAACAAGCGTTACTTTAACATCTTTAAAAGACATTATAAGATTGTCTCGACCATTCACAACCGTTTTTGAGTATAAATATCCTTCTGCGAAGGTTTTCACGTCCTCAGCAGAAGCAGTAGACAAATTACCACCAACAAACAATATTCTACTATTTATGATAAGTTCTTTATTCAACTGCCATTTTATACGTTCTATCGACATCTCATAGCTGTCTCCATCTGGTAATATCAGAGAACCATTTCTTTGTAAAGTGTTGATGCTTTGATTTATCACCCAACCTTTTCCATCAACAAATCTTGTGTGTATAACACCGTACATCAACGCACTTTCACGTTCTTTTTTAGAAAGTTCATGAACAGGCTTCAATATTCTAATGTCTTTCCAAGTTGTTGGGACTTGAGGTTCTAATCCTGCTGTTCTACCGAGATATAATGCTGCATGATACAAAGAGTTTAATTCTTTTTCACCACCAGCATATTTCGGAACAAAAATACCACCATGAACAACAGCAACTTTTGAGCTGTTGAAGTATTGGCATATGCCAACAGAACCAGATGTTGTTGACAATTGAGCTTTATTATGCCCACCACCTATGATTAAACCTTTCTCAAAGTCTGCCTCGTCATTTATGTAAGTTAAAATTTTAGAGTTCGCAGTACCTTTTGCAGACAAACCAAAATCTAACGACAATATGAATGAGCTGTCATCTTCAACTAAATTCTCCAACGCCATATCTAACGCTTCAGAGCTGTATATGGTCTCACCACCAGAGGCAACTATATATTCTGCATTTGCAGCCAAATCACCATCATCAACTTTCCCTTCACCATTAATCACTTTAGAAGTGAGTTTAAATGATGATAAAAAGTCTGCATTGTTCTCCATCCAATTCGTCAACTCAATAAGGTTAGAAAATTCTGGAGATGTGATGATTAAATTCTCATCAACTTGAGATGGGTCGTTGTCACCATAATTATCATTGTAGAGATAAACTTCCCAATATGTTGGTTCGTCAAATGGGTTTTTGTTTAAGTTTGCTCCTAACAAAGACTTAAACGCTATACCATTATAAACAACTATTTGTCCAATAGAATAAGTTGTTTCGTCGTCCCACTGATTTAATGGAAAATCAACAGCAAGTTCATTAACCCCTGCAAATTTTCCATTAAGAAACTTTAAAACAAATTTGCTTGTATCCACGACTCCGGATTCTAATGACATTGCAAAACCTTTAATGAGTTTTCCACCATACATGTAACCGTTTGCACAAACACCTTCTGTCAACGGGCTAACCTTTAATGTTCCACCCTGTGTTTGTTTAAATTTAGAACTGTATGCGATTCCAGAGTTTGATGATGCTGCGTTTGCTACTAAAGTCAATGCTGTGTCACTCTCTATACTTTCTATAGTACCTATTAATGTATCGGTTGCGTCGTCTGCAATTGTGTCCCCGACACTTAATTCTGTTAAGAATTTTGTATCGACACCTGTCACTTGGTCTGAAGAGTTTGATGTCGTTATGGTTCCTGTTCTTGTAATCCAAGCACTTCCTGTAAACACTATCTCCATCTCAGATTTTGTCGTCTTAGATGCAGAAACAATTTTTAACGAATCTATGCCACGACCATTTGAAGATGGGCTAAATAGGTAATCTGCCAAGTCGTATATAATCCCACCACGAACAGCCTGCTTTACAGCAACAGGGTCTGAAAACTCATAGATAGAATTTTTACCTTCTGCGAGCTCCCCCATAATACCACTTTTGAATCCAAATGCAGAACCTTTTCCTGTATCGATTATAGTAGCTTTTCCAAATGCAGCATTAACAGGCTTTGGTGTTGTCCCACCCACTATTTGTGAGTAAGCTCCTGGTTCTACCACAGTTCTTCCGTTAAAAATATGTTTTATCGCCATTGTATTTTATTTTTTAAATTTTATTTTTTTATCTTCTATTTTAGAGTTCAAACGAACAGAAACTATTGGTTGGGTATCTTCAATGAATTGTTTTGAAAGATTTCTTGGAACATTAAATGAAGTAGAAATCTCTGCATACCAATTTTTATAAGATTTTTCTATTCCAAAAAATTTTCTTTTAAGAACTTTTGAATCACTGTCGTTGATTCCGCTTATTTTACAAAAAACATTAATATCCATCTTAAATTTTTATTTTAAAAATAACTGTTTAGAATTCTATTGTTCTGGTGTGCCTACAAAAACAACATTACTAATTAATTGATTCACATCAAAACTTGGAACAACACTTTCATAAAAGAAGTCTATAGACAAATTCCTGTGGAATATTTCTGGTGGGACTAACTCATTTGAAAATTGAAGGTCTTGACCTCCAAATTTTGGGTCTCTGATTCCACGCAACTCAAATGCAGGAAAACAGGCAAACAACAAATTCTTCAACAAGTGGTATAATAAAACAACCTCAGAGCTGTTGTCTGAAGTTATTAATATGCTATATGTCGACTTACTCACATTTGTGTAATATGTTCTTGTTGTTCCTGGTATGGTCTCTCCCCCCACCTCTTTTGTTGGTACTACATCTTGGCTGGCATAACCCTCTCCCATGCCTAATCCTATCTCACCGCTTGTTTCTGATGGTAGTAATATGTGTATCGATGGCAAACCTTTTCTGTTTAAATTATAACCAACAGATATCTCTATTTTTCTACTATTTGTTACACCCTGATTAGTAACAAGCAATTTAACTGCTTGTTCATAATAATCAAAATTGTAGAATTTTAATTCCAACCCATAATCATCTACTCTACAAAGTTTGTAGAGAATTGTTTTTGTTTTATCGGTGTTACCGTTATAATCATTTTTTACAAAATCTAATATTGATTTTATATTGTGGTATAATATTATTTCTGGTATTAACATAATTCTATGTATTTTGAGTTTTTCTCTTTCTTATCAATTTTTTACGTTCTTGTGATATCTCTGCTTCTTGTATAATATCCCCTATATGTTTATCATTTGGACGGTACAAAGAGTTGAATCTTGCATTTTGTCTTAAATATAATATATGTATTGATTTGACTCTATCTACACGAAACAACCTCCATTTAGGAATTCTTTTCGATTTACTAACACCTTCTATAACATACGCCCTGAATACTAAATTACCACTTGTAATGTGTGTCCCTAATGCAACAGGAGAAACACTTCTATAACCTTTAAGAACTACAGCACCATTCTCATCATCCTCATAAAAAAAATCAACTTTAATATTATACTTAATTGCGTATTGTAATATACCAAGAGTAGATGCTATTGTCAATCCTCTATCGAACTCCGGCAATCGAAATACCTTAGATATCCTTCTGCTATTTGATATATCACGAAACTGTGTAGCCATTATATGTTTCTATCTATAACTTCCTCGAATATCGAACGAACATCAACCTTTTGCCACGCTTTCTCGAATAAATGTCTTGCTTGTATTCCTTTATGAATCCAACTTAATGTGTCTGAGTTATTACTGACTCTCCTAAATGTCCCGTAACGTACACCACGAGAAGTTTCTGTTTGTCTTATTCCAGATATTATCGGCGATTTGTGTTGGTACGATTGTATAGTAGATTTCTTTGTTG